AGGATTTTCTGTTTACCAATTAAATTAGTAATCTTACGCATTGATTTAGACATGATGATGGCTTTTGCCGTTGCATAACCATCTTTATCGTAGTCAGCTGCTGACTCAATTTTAGTAGTAGCAGCAGCAACACTGTCAACAACAATTGTGACTAATCTGTCTTTTTGTTTTTCGCGAATCTTAACGATGATGTCTTCCATTGCTTCAAATACATCCTCAATTGTATCGAGGGGTATATAAAGCATTTTATCAACATCAACTCCTATGGCGGTCAAAAATTGAGCGTCCAATGCTGATTCAGTGTCTACATAAATTGCTACTCCACCCTGTTTTTGAGTAGAAGCTATAACGTGAGCGGCAAGGAGGGATTTACCGCTTTGCTCTAGGCCCGTAATCTCAACAATTTTACTAACAGGCAAACCCCCATTTGGTCTGTTAGAAATCGCCAGATCCAAAGGTGTGCATCCAGTAGATACCCACGATGTAACATCTGTTGGTGATTCTTCTCCCCCATTGAGGAAATAGGCAACTTGATTATATTCTTTACTGAATTTTTTATTTAGCGATACTGCTAGTTCTTCAGTAAGACTTCCTCCTTCTGGGAGCGAATTGTTGGATTTTTTTCTCGCCATATTAACCGAATAAATCGTCTATTTTAGAATCAAGGTCAACCTTACCTTTTTCGGGAGTGGTAGCCTCTACGGTTTCTTGTTCCTCGCTTGGTGCTAGGTATTTTTGGAGTGACTCCTTCATCTCGTCAAATGAGTACTTGTTAAATAAATCAACAACATTCTTTTGATTCTCAAGGAATGATTCAATATTCTCTGCATTATCAGCGAGTGGGGTTTGAACTGGCTTAACACGAACTGTAGTTGTGTCAAACATTTTACCAGTTTCAGCTGCTGGGATTACTTCAACTGTGATGTCTCTTCCTTGAGCAATGTCGGTGATGTCACCATAATCTTCATCCATCATAACTCCAAGGAGTTCTTGATAAACCATTTTACCAAATTCCCAGAAACGCACACCTTTATCTTCTTCACCACGTACAAGTACGGGGGCAAAAGTACGCATTTTAGGATAAAGTTTCTTAGCCAATGCCATATTGTCTGGGTCATTTGACTTACGTAGTTGTGAAGCAAACTCTAAGATTGGGTCAGACTCATCAAAGTTTGAGAGTGACATCATTCTAGGTTTGTCAATACCAAAGTAGAAATACAATTCAGTGAATGGTACTTCCTTGTTGTGCTTATAAGGCACAATACGTACTACTGATTTCTCACCGCTAGGTGGTTTCCAAAAGTTAGCTTTGTAGTCAGATTTTGACTTGCCGTTGGACTTGTTTTGTAAGCGGTCCATGCGCTTTCTAATTTCATCTAGATTCATGACCTTTTTGTTTTGGGTAAATATAATAACCCAGGTCAATGAATCCAAATTTTACCAGAAGGCTTTTTACTCTACTTCAATTATTCTTTTGAGGCGGGTTCTAACTCTTTTAAACCCACCAGGACGAGTCAAAAGAAGGCAGTTACGGAATCGAGTCCAGTCAACCTGAAACGATGTGTCTAATTCTCCATCGTTTAAGTACCTGATCACCTCATTTAGGGCGTTTATTGTATATAGAGTGTTGGTCTGTTTTTTTCTATGGACCAATATTGTGTTTTCTAATTGTAGATTATAGACAGGCCCGTCTATATTATAAGTTAACATAACTTTATCATCGTCTAACGAAATTAAAACAAAGATTTTATTAAATAATATATCGTGCTCCTCAAGGATCCTATCTACAACTTCATCAACACCTTCATTTTGTAGAAAAGTGCAGTAAAGTTTATTGTTCATGTGTTGTATTTATTGCGTTGTTATAGCAATAAATATCAAAAGGCCTCTAAAGATGAGTATGTGGTACCACGTTTTATTTTAACTGGGAAATCTGATGAAACTATCTTCCTTATTGATTGGAGTGTTTCTTTCCCATCTTCGATCGCAAAATCTATCAATATAGAGTCATACACATATAAGATGATTTTACTCTTTTTACCTTCAAGTACTTTATATAACCTTGACAACATCGTAAAGTTATACTCTGTTTCGAATGCTTGGATATAGTAGTTAAATAGCTTTTGTGGAGTCATGTTTTTATAGTTGTCCTTTAAAAGCTTGCGCCTCGCTATTACAGTTTTAACGTATCCTTTAGTGTTGAATTCGTTCCACAGTGTGTTTATAAATTGTTGTGCTTTAGCGAAATACTCGTGTTTGAGGTATTTTTTATTTATACCCCCGTACATTTGTTGGAAAGTAAGTTCCTTACTTCGTTTGTACATTTCAGCGTCTACCTCATCCGTTTCGAAGTACATTTTTGCCATTTGTGTGTGAACAGATTCGCTTTTATCTAATTCACCCCCTGATAAACGCGCTATAATTCGTGGGTGATAACCCTCAAAATCCATTTCGATTAGTAGGTCGTTTTCTGCTTCAAAACCGTCTCGCTCACCCGTATCATGCTTTAAAGCTGAGAAATTAACGCTATTAAAGTTGTTTGTAGGGCGTCCTGTTGTTGTGCAAAAATTATACCATCCGTAAATCTTATTTTCATTAATGCTAAATTTTTCATTTATGTCAAAGTGTTTATTGAATGTATCGTTGATTTTAAAACCCTCACTTACCATTTTTGCTAACGTAGGTGTGAGTATTTCGTTGTACCACTTGTTTGATTCTTCACTTTTATAATTGAGTACATACGGGTAAATCGCATTAAACTCTTCCTCCAACGCCTCGTAGTGCTTTGCAAGTGGAATGATTTTATTCACGTTATTTGCGCCGTATTTGCGCTCATAAAACGTGTGGGTGCCCGTTTTTGGTAACGATTGTAGTGGCTCATTTTTTACTAAGTAGTAAATGCTTTGTATATCCATATAAGGGAGTGATGGGATGTGTAGTAAAGCTTTTACTTTTTCTTTTACGAATATATTCGTATAAGATTCTAGGTATTTTATTGGTAACTCAAGCTCAAAAGCCTCTGGGTGGTCCAAATTAATGATGAATCCTTTTTCCTTACTAAATGAATAGATGTAAAGGGCACATAACGATTGTAGTTTAGGGTGTACCTCGTCGTTATTTGTAATAAATTGAAGGTAACATTCGCTACCCTCGTCTTCAAAAAACCGTTCTAATTGATCTTGTGTTTCTATGAGGTAATACATACCTCAAATATATAAAAATTATTCTAGATCTCCTAATATAAATTGACTAGAGTCATTAAAAAAGAATCTTATACCAGGAAAATTTCTTTCAGATCTTAAAACATTCTCATTATTAGTATCGCTACTAGTTAATGACCAAGTTATAGATCCTCCTAAATACAATACATTATCTAAACTATTTGTACGTAAGCGATCAAAACTTTCTTTACTTATTTCATAAAAACCTGATTTACTGTTTTTTCTTCGGCAAAAATATCTTGTAAAATAACCTTTATCATAGTCTTCTTTACTAGGGAATACAACAGTACTTGGGGGGGCTTGGCGGGTTAGGGCTTTTTTATAACGTTGTGGTTTTAAAACGTGATATATTTGGGCATCTAATTTGCGGCTTAGGTTACCCCCTGATTGGTTTATAAGTTCTAAACGATCCCCTAAGTTACTAATAGATCTACCCGCATAATAGGAGTTACCAGTTTTTATATAATCACCCTTATATTCCTGTTTTGTTTTAGGGTTATATAATTGTTTCCCATTAGTATGGAGGACTTCATATCTATTTTTAGGAATAAAAGCCATTACTCGTTATTTAAATTAAATATGTTTTCTGTTGCTCCTTCATCACTAGTTTGAATTACATCTACTCTAACCCAGAATTGGTCACCTGCATCTAAGTTTACTCCATCAAAACTAGATTCATCTATAGCTACAGTTTCTAAAGCACTGCTAGCTCTAAATTTATACCATAAGGCTGTATCATCTCCACGTTCTTGAAGTCTTTGTTCTGTTATAGTTCCTAATAGTAATCCTTTATTACCTGCAGGTATTATGGATACTACATTATCATCAAAATCATACCAACCAACGTCATTGTCAACTTCAGCTGATGTTCTTATATTGGTAGGATCACCATTGATTTTTAAATAAATACGATCTCCTACCCCTAAAGTATCTATATCGTCAGGAATAAGAGTTTGTTCACCACTAATAGTAACTCCTTCATTACCTCTTAGTTCTTCGTTTACGTAAATACCTCCTCTTTCGTCAAAATCATTATTATCAGGTCTTTCTTTACCAAAATTGTTACCTGGTAACAAAATCATTTTACCATTAATATCAGTAGTCCAATCTTGTCCCGCTGTTATTTTTTGACTTTCACCAAATACTATAAACCCTACTTCAGCCCTACCTTTAAGGGATTGGGTTGATTCACCTTTCCTATAAGCACGTGGTAATCTATCTTCTTTTATCTTAAAGACATTACCTATAACAATTCCTGATACACCATCAAAAGTCATGCTAAATTCTAAAGGAATTACAGTTGAAGTGTTTACCTCCCTATCTCTAAGGTTGGTTTCTTGCATTACAACTGTTTGTAGGCGCTTTAAAGTGGTTTTTAAGTCACTAATTTTGTCTCCTGAGTCTTCAACTTCTTTATTTTCATAACCATTAATTATTTGGAAATAAGTAGATTTAAGCTTTTTATATTGTCTACTTAATTGTTGTCTTTCTTGGACTAGTTTTCCCAAAGAACTTTCAGTAGGTGAGACATCATCTTCATCTCTAAAAACTCTTGTTGAATCATCTTTTTGAAATAGTCTATTTCTTATAGCTCTATTAAAAGCATTAAAAGATACATCCTCTAAATCTTGAGGATTACCAGGATCTTGAGCATGTACAGCTATTGTAGATTTTAAAGCATCAGGTACTTTAGCTTCTAAATTATATGATCTAACAATACTATCACTTGATTGTACGGGAACTGTATATATATTTTCTATAGATTTAATATCCTGATTATCTACAGGTAAATCCATTATATAGATTTGGTTAGGGTACTCATCATCTATTTTCATAACAAAATTATGCATTGGACAAACTGAATTTACATCATCCCATAATTTTTTAATAAAGCTACTTAGGTCAGGATTATCTTTATCTCTTATAGTTGAGTCATATACCTTTAATAAATGTCTGATATTTAACCAGATTCCCCCAATATTTCTTATATTACCTTCTGAAGGGGTATTAATCGTAGTAGTAGTGGTTCCCCCAGAGGCTCCATCTCTAAAAAGTCTTCTCCAGTTTTTCCCTGCTGCTCTCCATGTTGATTCAAATACATCTTGTACTGCTTCCCCCCAGCCTTCGTTAGTTGCACCTAAATCTTCATCTAAAAAAGTATGAGGTAATATACAAATTGTAGGGTCACAACTTATGTCTAATTGAGATTTATTATTAGGACCTAAGTAATTTACATATAATAAAGATTCTAGATTAACTCCTTCACTTATATTAGTAGTTTTACTAGTTACTAGTTCTGTGGTTGATTCACCATTAGGAGTGTCTGGAATTTTAGGTATAGCAAATTCATTTATTAAAAAAGCTAATAAATCCCATCTAATATAAGAAGTGTTAATAAAAGCATTAAGGGCAGCTGATTGGATGTCAGAATCTTTTTTTAAAATATAATTAGCTAAAGCAACATCTTCAGTAATTCCCGAAGGGTTATTAAGGTTAAGAAATTCTTTACCTATATAATCAATAAAAGCTTCAGTAACATCTGAAGAATTATCAACATTATTCCAAAATCCTTCATACTCAACAGCGGATGTATCTATATCTTCGGCATACTTTAAAAGTAATAAAATAATGGCTTTTATAGCATCTGGGTTTTTAATTTCTTCATCAGTTTCGTCAAATACAAACTCTAAATTTGAACTAGGTTTTCCCGGGATTTTAAAAGGAGTAATTTTTAGGCTATTAAGACTCTCACCCATAGAAGTTAATTCAGCAAAACAATCAAAACCACCATCTTCTCTAGCTTGAAAACCAAAATTAGAAATAAATCCTAAAAAAGCATCAGCATTACCATTTGAATCTTTTCTTAATTTATAAATAGCTCTATAAATAGAAGCTTGATCTATATCTTTACTAAATAAACTTTTTCCTTCTGTTCCTAGTAAATTTTCAACACTTAAATTTTGTGGGGTTAATTCACCCTCATTATTAACATAGGGATCCCATCCCCATTCAACTACAATAGGATATCCTGGTCTTAAGTATAATAACTCAAGTACTTCTAATTGCCTTAAATTATGAACACTAATGTTTATTTTGGCTCTCCTTAATGAACCATAAGCTGATTTGGTTTCTACTTCTAATGAAGTAATACCAGGCATTGGTACTTGACCATACCCATCTAAATTATCTTCTCCATCTCCTGCTAGTGAAGGATTTCCGTATGCTGAACCAAAATCTCCTATACCTCCATATAAAGCTCCTCCTGCTCCTATGCCTTCAGAAGAAGCACCAGCAGGTATAACTCCCCCTTGGAGCATAAACTTTTTAGAAAGTTGATTTCCATTTAGTTTAGAAAAATCACCTATAGTTAAACCAATATCCTCTGCGTAATCTACTAATGAAGTAGCCCTAATTACACATTGTTTATTTAAATTCCAAGACAAAGCCTCATTGGATTTAGTATTTTTAAATCCTTGTGATTGTAAGTTTTGTCTAGTTTTTAATTGGTTTCTTACAAACCCCCTAAATGTTTCCTTAAAAATACTCATCTATTAGAATTTAATCTATTAAAGGCATTTATTATGGGTTCGGGGTTTAAGGGAATTCTAATTTGGATTCCAGGTTTACAAAAATAACTATCTCGTCGTAATTTACCTGGGTTAGAAGCTACTATAACCCACCATAATGAAGCATCTTTATAGAATTGGTGGGCTAATATATCTACCCTATCCCCATATTCAGTTTCAACATATATATCGTTTAGTGATTCAGGTACATTAGGATATATTGTACTACCATAATATCTATTACCCAAATCAGATTTAAACTGTTTTATATTTTGGTATCTATTCATGTTTTATAAATTAAAAACCACCACCACCTCCATAGTTTTCGCTGTTGTTTTCTAAACCTAGGAGATTTATCACTTGTTGTTCTTGTGCAGAATAGACTCTAGTATTATCTTGTACTGCTCTAAAGGGTTCAAGTTGGGGTAACCCATCTAAAATGGGTAATTCTTCTGGTTGTTTTTCTACTATAGATTCTTCAACTTGACCTTTTGCAACATTTTCTATACCAGGTAAAATAAAGGGAGCTGCAGCAACATCAAATTCTCTGTTTTCTGGGGCGAAATCATGTACAGGTTGAAATTGGCAACTAACATCTAATACATGGGGGTGTTGAGTAACTGCACCGTTTTCTAATTTAATTTCCCAAGGGTAACTTTTAGACCACTTTAAGTTAATTCCTGTAAAAAAGCCAGGGATATCATTAATCCATTCACCAATAGTAACTCTATTAAATTTGCCTCTCATTCTCTTCTTATTACCTGAGTATTCAGGTGCTGTTTGGGCTACTAAGTAATTGAGTTTTTGGTAAAGAGGAATTATTTCTTGCCTTGATTGGGCAGCTATTTTAAAACTAAAATTAATTTTTCTATCGAATTCGTTATAAGTCCAAAACTTTTCAGCTCTACCATTATATTTGTATGAATTCCATCCCCCACTATAATCATCACTTAAATCATCTAAAAAAGCTCTAAATAATAAAACCCTAATATCATTAGGATCAATAGGATTAATTACTGAAATTTTAAATTTTATTAAATCTTTATAGACAAACCCATCAGATCCTACTAATCCACCTTCTTGGTCAGGTTCAAGAATAGGTAAAAGATTAACTTTGTCCTGTGCTCCTACATTAGGTACAGTATAATCAATATCTCCTTCACCTGTAATGTCAATAGGAACTGCTGTGGGCATTCCTATCCTTCTTTCAATGTGTTGTTCTTTAGTAGAAAAGTTTTTAACATTACTGTTAGCAACATCAGTGTAATTAGATCTAGGTGTGTTATTTAACTCATCATACTTTTCATGTATAGCATGATTTGAGCTACGTACTTTATTTCTAAAATCTTCTTCGTTATATTTGTTAATTAAGCCCATTAAGCAAAGTTATCTGAGGGTAATCTTCTTATTGTATTAATATCTCCTTTTTGGCCTGAAGCATTAAAGTTATCATTAACAACTTTAACTTTACCTTGACCTTCTTTCAATGCAGCCACCATAGGTGGTACTAAAGCATTTACAGTAGCGGTAACAGTTTCAGCAATTAACGGTTGTAGGTTGTCAATAAATACTTGAGAAGTATCAGTTTTTTCACCTTCATTAAAAGGAGTAGGTGTTGCTTCTATAGAGGTTCCTAATTCAGGTTCTTTAGCTCTAAATAATTTAACTCTTTCTTCTTCAATTCCCTGACCCTCAGTAACTGATATTTCAGCCCCTGCTATTTTTTCGCCTATTTGTTGGAATTCAGTATCTGTACCTAGTTTAGTAACTGTGTTTATAACTGCGTCTATAATTTCTAATGATTTATTAGAAAATTTTTCGGTTGGAATATCTTGTTGTCCATCTCTTAAATCAACTAATCCTGCTTGGGCTTTTAAGGTATCTAAGGTAGGTGTAGTAGTAGTTAAAACTCCTATAGCAGTATTTATTTGTTCTGTAGTAAGAGTTAATATGCGTTTTAATGCAGGTGTATTAACGGTTTCTGGTTCTGGTGTTGCAACGGAAATACCTGGTACTATTTCTGTAGGGGGTTCTAAATTAACAGGTGTAACTTCTGCCATAGCAGTACCTGGGGCTAATTGGGTAGAAGAAGTAGTTGTAGGTAATATATTAGTAGTAACTGTAGTTAATTTTTCTAAATTAATAGCAGCATTAGAAGTTGCTGTAGAAAGATTTTCAGTATTTGTGGTTAGTGTCTCTTGTGTTGTTGTAGGAGGAGGAGTTGTAACGGAAATGCCAGGTACTATTTCAGTAGTAACAGGTGCAACTTCAGGGGTTATAGGTTCGACTGTTGTAGTAGTTGTTGTGTTTTGTTTAGTAATAAGATTTGCTAACGAATTAGTAGTTGCAACTGTTTGATCTAAAGTATTAGCAGTATTAGTAACAGCAGAAACCTGTTCTGAAGTATTAGTAGCAGCTACAGTTGAAATGGTTTCTCCTGTAAGTGTTACTGTGTTCGCTGTTATAGTAAGTTGTTCTAAATTACTGAGTGTATTATCTGTAGTATTGTTAGTTTGATCAGTAGTATTAACTGTGCTTAAGGTAATATTACCCTCAAAATTAGATAATGTTTCTAGTGCCGATGCGTCTATTGTATTTAAAGAGGTAGCTAATAAAGCAATACTGGTTGCCATTCCTTTTATAGCAGTATTAGCTAAATCTAATTTAGGAGCCATTTCTGCTATAGGGCTAAGAGCTTTACTAACTATAAGTAAACTAATAGATGCTAAACCTATTGGTATTAAAGCAGCTCCAAATACAGTTAATCCTAAAGCTAATACAGGTAAAGCTGCTCCTAATCCTATTAAACCACTTATACTAACATTATTAGATAAATCAATTAACCCTTGTGTTAAAGCAGGTATTACAGTAACTATAGCATTTGCTATTGACATTATTGTAGAGGCAATCACAGTACCTATTGCTTCAATTGCGGGGGCTGCTAATCCTAATGCAGCTCCAAAGGGTATTAAGGCTAACCCAAATGCACCTATAAGTGCGACACCTAAGAATGGTACCCCAGTTGCTGCAGCTGTACCTAACGTTGTTAATCCTGCAGTTAATGCGGCCATACCTGCGGCTGCGGGTGCACCTAATAATGCAATAGCGCCTAATCCAATTGCCCCCACTGCCATAGTAGCTAGTGCTAGTGAAACGGGGATTAATGCTAATCCACCTAAAACGGCTTTTGGGCTAGCAAATTTACTTATTCCTTTGGCTATACTTTCCATAGCCGCTTTTAGCTTTTTAGGCTTAATACTTTCTAAAACCCTTAGTCCTATAGAACTTGCTCCCAACAATATTAAACCAGGGGATGCAAGTAATACTCCAATAGCGCCCATAGCTACTTCAGTAGTAGCAAATTCACCTACTCCTTTAGCTATGCTCTTCATAGCTTCCTTTATTTTCTTAGGTTTAATACTATCTAAGGCTTTTAAACCTAATGAGCTAGCTCCTAATAATAATAAACCGGGTGCTGCTAATGTTAATCCTATAGCACCACCTACTATAGTTATAGAGGCAAATTTACCTACACCTTCAGCTATAGAATTCATAGCTTCTTTAGTAGTATCGGTGTCTATTTCAGATAAAGATTTTAATCCTTTAGTTGAAATACCTAATAATACTAAACCAGGGGAAGCGATAGTTAAACCTATAGCACCTGCTATTACACTTACTGAACCAAATTCACCTATACCTTCAGCTAAACCACTCATAGCTTCTTTAGTAGTTTCGGCTCCTATTCCTGCTAAGTTTTTAAGCCCTCCTACGGACATTGAAAGTAAAACCAAACCAGGAGATGCTAATATTAATCCTATTGAACCTAAAACTACTCTTACGGTACCAAATTTTTCAACTCCTTCAGCTATACCTTTCATAGCTTCTTGGAGTGCTTCTCCTTTAACTTCTCCTAATTTGTTCAAACCATCAGCAGCTTTACTTAAAATAAATAAACCAGGTGATGCAATTGTTAATGCTAGGGCACCCTTTACAACTTCCATACTAGCAAAAGATTTAAGACCTTCAGCTATGTTTTTCATTTTTTCTTTAAGCATAGAACCATCATCGGCTACTGCAGGGATACCAGCAATATCGTCTGTTCCTTCAGCTAAATTAGGGACAGGTGAAGGTATAAGTTCAGTACCTGGTTTAAATACACCTGCGGCATTAGCTGTTTCTTCACTTACTAATCTACCAGTAGTCATATTACGGAATCTACCTCCGCCAGCCATTCTTGGATCGAATTCTATGCCAGCGGCTTGGTCTTGTACACCTGTAAATCCTGATTTAATTTTATCAAATACTCCCTTAACTCCTTCACCACCACTACTAAGGCTGCTTACTAGATTTTTACCTAAATCTCCGGCTTTAGAAACTAACCCTCCTATTCCTTTCCCTATATCTCCTATTTTAGTTACTATACCTCCTACAGAAGCCGATATTCCCCCAAAATTAAGGGCAATAAGACCTGCTGCTATAACTTTTAATATATTAGGTACCTTAGTTAAAAGTGTAGTAAGTGCTTTAACAGGAGTTAAAATAAAGTTTAATGCTGATGCTACAGGACCTATAACTACAGACGCTACGTCTACTAAAGCATCTAATAATTCACCTACAGGACCACCTAACAATTCACCAAATAATCTTTGAAGTTTTATAACGGCATCATTAAATTTATCCTGTGCACTTCTTTGTTCTTGTATTTGAACTACTGCTTCAGCTAATGTTTCTGCTTGGCCTGTATCTTTTAATTTTTGAGCGGCTGCTAACTGTTCATCAGTTAAATCTTTTGCATCCGCAATACCTTTATTAATGGCTTCCTGTCTAATTAAAACACCACTTAATTGATTAACATTCATACCAAGTGATTCTGCAAGTTTTTGTCTTTGTAAGACATTCATACTTTCAAATTCACTTATAGTACCTACTTGACTTGCTATTTCTCTAGCTAATGTAGCTTGATCACCCGCTAACGCGGCCGCCCTAGCTCGTTCAAGATTTAATTGTTTACCTGTGAGTAACTCGGCTTCTAATTCGGATTCAATACTCCCCTGGAAGTCAAGGAGTTTGCTAGATATAGCGTTTAAATCGCCTAATTCTATACCTAATTTTTTAACTTCAGCTAATGTTTTACCAATAGCTTCTGGTTGCCTACCAAATAGAATTAACTGCTCATTAGTTAAATTAGCAGTGTCTTCCATTATTTCTTTCATATTAATGGTAATACCCAACGTTTTAGCTTGTTGGGCGGCTGCTAATGCTGATTTACCAGCAAATTCAGTAGCACTTTCACCTGTTGAAGCGCTTGCTAATGTTAATTTAGCGGCTTGCTGGGCAGATAAACCTATTTTTTCAGTTAATCTTGTAAAGTTAACAAGAGTAGCGTCACTAAACATTACCCCTAAACTTAACTCTTTATTTAATTCACTTTGTGATTTTAATAGTCTTTCAGTATTGATGGCGGTATCCATCGTATTAGCTGAAATACTAGTAAATTCGTTTCGTATTTTAGTAGCTTGTGTTTCTGTTACACCTAAGTTTTTAGATATATCAGTAACTTCAGAGTTGAACTGTAGACCTTTAGTAACTAAAAAGGTAAATATAGTAGCAGGATCAGTAAGGGCGTTTTTAAGGTTACCTAAAGTTTTATTAAGTAACGTACCCATTATCTGAGTTCGTGTGGTTAATTGAACATTTGTAGCGGCTTCCTCGTTATTTTTCTTACTTTCTATAAGGCGTCTTTTTGTAACTTTTAAAATTTCAATTTGGTCAGCATTTCCTACAGGATCACTTTCTAAATCCCTAATTTGTTTTTCTACTTCTAGTATAGCTTCTTTATCTGCTTTTGCTTGTTTTGCAAACCTTTGTTGTTCAACATACGCTTCTCTAGCCAGATTTTTTACATGTTCTATATCTTCAGACTTAAAGATAGCACTAAATCCTGGAATTTTACTAAAGCTATCCATTATAGCTCCTGTTAATCCCATACGTCTATTTAGTTCTTCTTCTCTTGCTATTGAATCATCTATGGCTTTTTGTAGATTTTGGAAATGAGTTCTTCCATCTACAAGTTCACTATTAAATTCTATAGCAGCTATTATACGTTGTCTATCTTGTTCTGAAAGATTATCATTAACTCTTGTATATTCTTTAAGGGATTCTACTTCTTGTTCTGATAATTCTGTTCCCTTTTTAGCTTTATCTAAAGAGGTATTAACAATAGACATTTTCTGTTGTTCTACCTGCTTTGATTTTATTTGTTCTTTATATTGTTTAATTACTTCTTCACGAGATTCAGCTTCTGCTATTTTACCCTCCATTCTAAGGTCTAAAGCTTCTTGCTCTATAACTGCTTTCTGCTGCCTAAGATTAATAAGTGTGTTTCCGTTTTTTGCTAAATCGTTACTTACATTTAATGCTTCTAAAGCTTGAGCTCCTTCTAAAGCTTGTGCCTCTAAACGTTTTTCTTGAACATTTAATATATCTTTTTGGTTATCCATGTACTTAGCACTTCGTACATAAGATAAATCAGCATCATCTGCTATAGAATTACTTACTGAACGGATTTTTTTAAATGATCCTAGTATTCTGTTAGATAAATCACTTTGATTAGTAATAGATTCTACAACTTCGTTTAATCTAGATACTATTGATTCTATTTCTCCACCATAATTTTTAGAAGATAAAACAGTAGCTTCGATTTCACCATTAAGGGAATTTTGAAACTCTTTTAAGCGCTCGGTACTACCCCCTATAGTATCTATGAAATCTTTATAGGCTTTTATTTTAACTTCTCTTATATCATCAGATACACCCTGTTCCTTAAGAGATTCGTTTAGTTCCTCTATTAAGTCATTAATACTCTGCCTTAGTTTTTCTTCTTCACTAAGGTTTTCTTGATTATCTTCTGGGTTTTCAGCCATATATAAAAGTATTCTCGTATAAATATTAAAAAATATAAGGTGATGTTAATACACCACCTTATAAATTTACATTTCGTTTTTTAAGCCTGAATCTTTAGGAATATTATCCCAATCTATGTTAAAATCTTCAAATGTTTCCATTGCTTTACCTTCGGAACTGTTTCCTTTGGCGGCTGCTTCTTGTTTTTTATGAATATCACTAATTTTATTTATATAATAACGCCTCATATAAACAGGCATATTCCATACATCTTCGAAAGTGAACCCTCCCTGTCCCCAGTAGACGAGATCGAATACCTCGTCAAGTATTACTGGTTTATACCTGGAGGTCAGGCCAAAAGAAATTCACTCCGATGGGAATTTGGACGTTTTCCACAATGGTACCGTCCTCTCCTTCGAAGTTAAACGTAAGATCTACGTCAGGGGAAATTTCTTTAATATAGTTACGTAAAGCACGAGAATCTCTAGCTAATAATTCAGTATCTACAAATTCTCTAATTTTATCTGTATCAGTTTCACCCTCTACAGAAACAATGGTGTGTTTTAAACGAGTAGTTAATTCACCATCTCTTTTCATTTTCCGAAGATTTTTTAATTCTAATTGAATGTTATCTTCGTCTCCTTGAGTTAATATTTTGAATCCTATTTTTTTCCCTGAAAGTGGCAATTCAAACTCAAAATGGTTAACACCGGGTTCTACTACTTGGGTTTCAGTAAGTTCTTTATCATTTACCATAGATAAATCTACCATTACTTCTTCTTCAGCTCCTGTACCCGGGTTGGTGTAATTAAATACATAATGTGGACCATATCCATAAACCCTAGCGGCAATCATAATTGCGTTTTTATCCCCAATTAGAATATCTTTAAAATTAATAGGAGATATAACTAATGCTTCAAGGAGTTTATCAATTACTACTCCAGACTTAATATATGTTTGATTAGTAAGAATATCTTCCTCTTTCGCGGTCATATATTTAACCTCTACTGTGCCGTTTTTAAGAGGGGAATCTTGTGGATACAAAAGACCCTTTGATGGTAGGCTTACCATTTCTGTTTGTAACTTTTTTTCAGCCATGTTTATAACTTTAGACATTATCGTTTACATATACATATATGAATAGATAAAAAGAAGCGCCAAAAGGCGCTTCTTCTTTTTATAATATATAATTGACAATTAGTATCTTAAGATGCAGTAGTCCATTGCGAGGGTTAAGTTGATAGTCTGAGCTGTGTTAGCGTTTGACCAATCAGCGTCTTGGAAATCAACACTCTTAACGAATGTTCCTTTACATTCCCACTCTTCAACAACATCACCTACTGGGCCTAAAGAACGGAACTTAACATCCTTCTTATAGAAGTCTTGGTAACCATCTCTACCAGTTACTGATTCGTGGTGAAGTCTGAACCAGTTCATCACTGCTTGTGCACCTGATGGGTTGATAGGATCGTACAATTCGCATGTGATATCACCCCAGTTAACTTTACCTTTTAACTTTCTCTTAAGGTTAATGTGATCGAGAACAATTTCCTCAAAAGATGGTTTTGGTCTATCAGCTTTTTTTACTAAGTAAGCTGGTACTCCTTCGATGTCGAAGTAGAATCTGTTTTTAGTTTTAGGTTCGTATGTCTTATAAAACATACCGATTGTACCTAAATCGTCGTTCTTTAAAATTGCCATTTTATTTCTGTTTTATTGTTGTTGGTTATTAATACATATATTAGTCTTCAAAAGAAGCTCCAGTAGGTGTGATAACAAAGTCAAGAGCGATAAATTCTGCTGTCTTTGTTGGTTGTAGGAACACCTGGCCTACTAATTTGTTTTGATCAATTACGTCTGAAGTATTTAACTGGCCATCCATCTTAACTTGGAAAGCATATAGACCTTGTCTTTGGACGAGATTTTCAAGGTATGGGTTAGCTCTTCTTAAGAATCTTTGGCGAGTTTCTTCGGTATTTTGTTCGAAAACAATGTTGTCAGCGAAGCCGTTGATTGTGTCTTTTACGTCAAGTAATAAACGTCTAACGTTGACTCTATCGAGGGCACTTGCGGCTTGTTGGAGTGTTTTTTGTCCGAAAACAACAACACCTTGTCCTGGGAAAGTTGCAAGTGGGTTGACTTTTGAAGTATATAAATCATCACGCTGAGTTTTACTTAATTTAGTTTCAACCTTAGCAACATTATTTAATCCACCTCTAGTTAATCCTGCGGGGGCAAACCAAGGAGCAGCGATACTATCATTTTTAGCAAACAAACCAGGAATAATTGTTGAAGCAGGTGCCCATACATTTTTACCTAATTCAGTACTAGTAACTTGAACCCACGGCCAGTAAGCAGCGGCAAATGAAGTGTCTCTTTCTTCAGCTTCTGATTTTATTTGTGCTACAGTAGCTCCATATCCTTTTAAATCTACTACTGCTAGGTGATCGCCTCTAGTTTCAGCATTAGTAATCATAGTAGTTACATAAGAATTATGTAGATCATTATTTAATCCTGGTGCCACTAATGTTTTAAACTTAAATTCTTCTTTATTAGCCAATAATGAGAAAGAAGCTGTGTAATCATTTGGATGTAATCCTTGAATATTAGTAGCTGAGGATTGAGACCCATAAAATGAAGCAGCACTTCCAAAATTATCACCTACACCACCTGCAAAAGTACCTGATCCTGTTTGAGGGAGAAGTTGGTCATAAGCTACCCCATCACTGCTACGAGTATTAACACTACCATCAGCTGCTAAATAACGGTATGTTGGGTTATTTACAGCAGAAATTCTAATAAAGCGTGACTTGTTGGGGAATTCACCAGATACAGTAACACTCCAAGTGCCATTATCTTCGGTTGCAGTTGCACTTTGATCACCTACGGATTTTGCAATGTAGTTAGGTGAAAGTGGGTCTAAAGATAGGTTAGTAAATTGTTCTAGAATAATTGGTTTAGAATCAGTGTCATCACCTCTTCTAATTACTAAGCTAAATGTACCAGCTTTTCTATTAACATTTGCTACTTCCCACTTGAAGTTATCTTTGTTTCCAGTAGCACTATTTAAATAATCACCCTTACCTAAAGTAGTAACTACAAAAGGATCATCAGTGTTATTAGCAGCACCTCCTATAGAAGCTGATATTGAGGTTATAGTGGATGATGAAGCAGCAGCAAATGAAGGAGCATCAGGGGCAACTCTTACTACAAGAGCACTAGCACCACCATTGCTGAAGTAATTTTTTACTGCTAAGTTTGTGTATAATTCATAAGCTTGAGAACCTGATTTTATTACAGTACCAAAAATGTCTTTAAATTCTTGGTAATTATTTATTGCTGTAGGTATTTCTACAGGACCTCTAGCGGTAGGTCCTATGATAGCCATACCTGAAGGGTCTGTACCAGGGCTTACAAAAGTTTTATCAACTTCTTGGAGCAATACACCTGGTGATACTAGTGTTTCTGTTGCCATTTTATTTTTGTTTTATTGTATTAATCTTCAAAGCTAGCTCCTGTTGGGGTTATTACGAAATCAAGAGCTATAAATTCCGCGGTTTTAGTAGGTTGTAAAAATACTTGACCAATTAACTGGTTTTGATCGATTATGTCTGCTGTGTTTAGCTGGCCATCCATCTTAACTTGGAAAGCGTATAGACCTTGTCTCTGGACTAAGTTTTCTAAGTATGGGTTAACTTGTCTTAAGAATCTCTGACGGGTTTCTTCAGTGTTTTGTTCGAAAACCAACTTTCTAGAGAAACCATCAATGGTATCTTTTACATCCAATAATAATCTACGAACATTTACTCTATCAAGGGCACTTGCGGCTTGTTGGAGTGTTTTTTGTCCAAATATTACAACTCCCTTTCCGGGGAATGTTGCAAGTGGGTTAACTTTTGAAGTGTATAAAGTATCTCTTTGTGACTTACTAAGTTTAGTTTCAACCTTAGCTACACTAGATAATCTACCTCTTGTATTACCCGCAGGGGCAAACCAAGGAGCAGCAATGCTATCATTAAGAGCAAATGCACCAGGAACAACAACAGATGCAGGGCACCAAACGTTTCTTCCTAACTCTACACTAGGTACTTGAGCCCAAGGCCAGTAAGCAGCTGCGAATGAAGTATCTAATTCTTCTGTTTCTGTTGTAACAGTACTTAGTGTAGTAGTTCCATATTTAACAGGATCTACTAAGTATAAACTATCACCTCTAGTTTCGGTATTGCTTATAGCAGTACTTACAATGTTTGAATTGTTATTCTCTTGTGTAAATCCGGGAATGATTAAAGTTTTAAACTTAAATTCTTCTTTGTTAGTAAGAATACTTAAAGCATCTGTAAAATCAGCTTCTCTTAAGCCTTGGTTATTATTAGCAGCGCTATCACTACCAGCACCTGCATATTCACCATACTTACCGGCACCATCTGTTGGTATGTTAGATCCAGCTCCATTATAGAAAGCACCTGACTGTGCTGTTGGGAGAGAGGCTGAGTATGAAGTAGATGCGCCATCAGTACCTACTTGGTTATTGATTGAGTATTCATAAGTAGGTAAGTTAACTGTTGCAACTCTAACAAATCTTGATTTGTTGGGATATTCACCTGTAACAGTTATACCGTCAGCTGTAGAGTTTTTGGTTACTTTTTGGTCACCTACTGCTTTTGCAATATAATTAGGTGAAAGTGGGTCTAAAGAAACATTAGTAAACTGTTCTAAAATAATAGGCTTTGAAGATGAATCGTCTCCTCTTCTAATTACTAAAGTAAATGTACCTGCTGCATTGTTTACATTGGCAATTTCCCATCTAAAGTTATCAGCAGAACCTGATTTTAATATGTTTCCACTAAATTCTTCAGGATCTGCTATTAGCGATACTGCGTTGTTAAGGATTTCACCTTTACCAATAGTTTCTAAAGTAAAAGGTTGAGTGCTATCTTTTGCTGATGCAGAAATATGGGTATTATCTGAATAATCCCAAGTAGCAGAAGCAGATACTACTCTTACTACTAAAAGGCTATTACCTCCATTTTTAAAATAATTTCTAGAAGCTAAGCTAGTAAAGTATTCATACCCTTGTGAGGCGGACTCAAAAGTAGTACCAAATGTATCTTTGTACTGTTGGAAGTTGTTAATTAGGGTTGGGACTTCAATCGGACCTTTAACTGCGGGTCCAATAACCGCTAACCCTGAGGGGTCGGTTCCAGGAGTGATATAGCTCTTGTCTACTTCTTGGAGCAATACACCTGGTGATACTAGTGTTTCTGTTGCCATTTTGTTATTCTTTTTTTAGTGTTGTTGTATACAAATATAGGGGACCAGTTGGTCCCCCATAAATATGAGAAAAATTTTAAAACCTAAATATTTATTCCTCTACTGGTGTAAACTCACCAGTTTCTAGGTTAATTGAACCTTTTCCGTAAGTTTCTGTTAGAGAGGATACTAATTCTTGTTCTCTTCTTCTAACTTCTTGGAGGTTAGCTTCAACCTGTCCTTTTCTTTCATGTAGGTTAATTTCCTCAAGGTGTACTTGCCCCGCTTGGTTAACTACAGTAGCATAGAGTTGTTGGATTTCTCGGATTTGTCCGAGCTCATCATCATTAAATTTGATTGGATCTGCCATAACTTTTA